GAATTATTGCAGGGTTGTGGGAAGTTGAAATCGTTAGTGTTTGTTTGAATGCTTATGTATTAAGTGGATATTCTCCAATATTAGGGGTTCAAGCCGGTTGAGCTAAAAATTGCTGTGCCTGTATTTGCAATTTTATTATATGCTGCTCAATATGAGCAGCAAAAATCTGTTCAAAATAGACGCCGTTAGGCCCGTTTATTAATTCTTCATAATTAGTTGTGAGCCTGAAACGGTTATGTTTTTGAATATGAATTGCATCATCATCATAATCCGCTATACCTACAAATTGACCCTGCATCAGCATCTGATTTTCTCTTTCTGCCCGGCTTATCTGTAACTGTTCCATATCATCATATGATTCCCAATTGCCCATTTCAAGAAGTTCAAATACCTTATTTCTACCTTCTTTTGTCAATCTGCCTGTTTCAGGGTCGTTGTAAAGCCCTGCGCCTAATAAGTCAAATACCATTTGTCTCCTTTGTGCAGGGGATTCAGTAAGCGCTGCAACGTTTTCGATTATAATATCTTCGCTTCGTAAATCGTTTCTATCCCAATGTATTGCCTGAACCTCATCGTAGTTATCTACATAACGTGTAATTCGTTTATGGGTCGCAAACTGTTTATATAACCGCAACGTTATTTTTCCGTTTTTAATCGTCGCATCTATAATATTTTCAACTGTCCTTGAAAGTCTTGTATCATCCTGTTCTAAAGCTATTTGAAGCGCTATTCCTGAATTTATCCCTGTCGGCGCATCGCTGTTTCTTGATATTTCTGATACCCCCGAAATCCTTGAAAAATCATCAAGGCATTTTACTTCTTCTTCTCTCAACGAAGCAGGAAGTTCAGGGAATTTGATATATTCAGGGAATTTGGAAGCAGATTTGCTGACTTCAAATATTTTACCCGGTGCTGCTGCATCTTCTTCTAAATCGTCCATGTCGACAGTTCCTTCTTCTACTACCATCTGCCCTACCGTAACTCTTTCTATATATTCAGCTATACGGTTTTTGATTTTGTTATAACGTCTTTGGACTGGTATAAGTCTTTCTAAAACTGTTGTTCCCCAGAAACATCCGGGCCTTCGTAAACATATTTGTTTTGTTAATGGGTAACCCCTTTTGCCGTCCTCGCCTACAGCATAAGGCAGGTCGCCAGCGTATAATAATACGTTATTGGCAACTATAATAAGACGGCCATTAGGATATTTTTTTGACGGCCTTTCCATGTATTCTTTAACAACTGCATGGTCTTTTTTCTTTTTAATTCCCCGCATGTAACTACCGCTACCGGCTATAAGGCTACCATTGCCGAATTTTGTTTTTTCAAGTTCTAATACATTTACATCTTCGGGGTCAACCTCTTTTCCCCATGTTTCTTTGATTTCCTGTACATGCATCGGTTTTGCGTGTATAATTGACCGCTGTTCTTCTAAACTTTCCACCCATGAGGATTCGGGGAATATCTCGTACGGAGGTACTTCAAACTGTTCTATATCACCTTCTCGTATTTCCTGCCCTGTTTGAATATCAATTATACCTAATAGTTTTCCTTTTTCAGGATTCCATGCATGTTTCCAGAAAACCGTGCCGGTAAGTTCTGCCCACGTGTTTGCCGAATCCTGTTTTTCTTTTAAATTAAGACTTTTTCGTGTGGAACGAAGCAGTTTTGTAGATACTTTTGCGGCGCTGACATCTTCCATTTGATTCGTGGCTGGCCTGACTTTCAATATCGGTCTCATCCTACTTAATTTCGCCAGCCTTGTATCAATAAGTGGCGCTATCTGATTGAAGGCTTCTCTTTCCTGCCACCAATATGCTAACGGCTGCTCCTCTACAGCATTACTAACTGTATTGATTTTCATAAACTGATTTCCTGCATAAAACTCAATATTCAACTGCCACTGAAGCTCAAATGGCCGGCGTTCTTCTTTTCTGCGTTCAAACTCATCATTTACAAGTTTTATCAAGTCTTCGGCATATTCAGGCTTGTTGCTGCCTGTAAACGTAAATTCTTCTCTTAAATCCTGATTATTGTCTTTCCCTATACCGATAATATTTTTCACTTTTTGAATTGATACATTAATCACATCAGTAATCATCATTCATCACCGCCTATATCACCTCCCGAAAGTTCTCTTGAAAATCTTTCGAGCCCTTTCAGAAGGTAATTTCTGCGACTGGATTTAATTTGCCCTTGATTTTTAGTATTATTACTGTATTCGGTTAAATCTCTTGCCATAATCCTATTGTATAAATCCTGTCTTTCCTTGAAATGCATAATCTCTCTAACAATAAAAAATGCTATAGATAAAAATAAGTAATATATAAAAACTTTTTCAATCATAGCATCACTTCTTTTCTTCTTGAATAGCTGCCCCTGATTCGCTTGTTTCCATCTGCTTTTCTTTTACTTCTGTTGTCGATTTCTTTTTTTCTGCCTTTTTTCTCTTTTTGGGAGGATCTAATACCTTTTGACAGCTATCGACTATATTTTTTAGGCAGTCGGGGCATATTTTAAACCATAACGAAGGGTGCCCGTCTGGTATCCCTATGGCGTATTTGGCCTGATTTCTGCACCCGAAAATCTCGCAAGGAACGTTTTTAAAATTAATCTCAAATGCTTTTGGCTTGGCCATAAAATTTCCCTCCTGTCGTTTAATACAATCGGCCAAAAACAAAAAAGACAAAGGCGTTGAGTTTAAACTTTATGCCAATGCCTTTTTAATAGCTATTACTTTTTAATCAAAATTTTAACTTTCCGCCATCAACCCAGCCGCTTTTAGTTTTGCTAATAGTGCGTTGAAATCTGCCACGATTGTTGCTACATCTGCCGCTGTTGAATCGGCTTGATATGCTGCTACCCTGTTTTGAAGGTTTTGAACGTCCGTTTGAAGGTTTTGGATATTTGTTTGAGCTGTTTCAACATCTGTTTGAAGGCTTTGAATATTTGTTCCTATTTCAATTTCTTTTGCTACCGGGCACATTTTATTGATTCTTTCTTTTTGAACGTTTGTAATTGCCATGAGAAATCATCTCCTTTTTTAAAATTTTAATTTATTTTTCTATTTTCCTTTGTTTTTTGTATTTAAAATACTCTATCTGCCTAAGCCTTTTCTCGGCCTCTGCTTTAGTATCGTAAGCCTTTGACAATCGTTTCCCTTTTTCACTGAAAACATAATATTTGCCCATGACTTTGCGAATCATGGATAATCTCACCCCTCTCCATCTAATACCCCATAGCTGCCCTTTTTCTAATCATTTTCCGCTTCTTAACAAGTTTTTCTTTGTGCCGCTGTAACCTGCTTTTTTCTTCTTTGGGCGGTTTGGACTGTTTTGTGTGCCACGAAATGAGTCCGTAGCCGGCGCCATCGTAACAATTATCAATGCTCGGGTCGTCCGCAACCTTTTCAGGGTCGTTCTCGTCTGCAATAAGCTGCGGTAGTGTTTCTATGAGCTTTGTGCATGTGTCAAATATCTGCACCTTCGCTATTTTTCGGTCAGGAAACTCCGGATGCGGGAAAGGCTTCAAATATTCATGCCAGGTTGCGGCTCGCAATTTCCGGTCCGTATTGGCCGGAACAAATCCCCATGACTTCGGTATCCCGCCTTCGTAATAATAATCAACATATGATTTCCCTGTTTCTCTGCTCTTGTTGAAAGCGTCAAGACCTGCAACGATATAATCTATTTTTTCGTATTTCTCTACTTCTCGGCCGTCTTCAACTTCAATGTATTTTGACAGCTCGGCAACTTTTGCACCCTGGTCAGAATAAAAAACTTTCGGGTCTGATTCCTCCCGGGTATATTCCCTGTAAATATATACAATCCCATCGGGGCTGACGGCAAACCAGTGCCATGCGAAGGGATTCGCATATCCAGGGTCATGACCTATCCACCGTTTCCACCATTGAGGTATCACAAAAGGCATAACAACATGTATCTGTCTACTGAACTCGCTGAATACCTGCCCCTCAAAAGCGTCCCAGTCGCCTTCAAGAAGCATCTTCCGAATATGTTCAGGCTGATTTTCAAGTTTTCTGCGGTATTCGGGGTCTCGTCTCTCAAGAACCTGATTGTCCTCAAGTCTTGCAGGAATAAATATATGATCTTCAAACCTGCCAGGTTCGACTTCGACACGATGAACCTTTTCGGGTTCGCCGCACGCAACAAACTCCTTCTTGAACCACGCATGGCCTATATTCCCCGGGTTTGTCGCTATCGCCATGAACGGAGTTATGCCCGGCACTGTAGCCCTGTTTCGAGTGGCCATGTATCGGTATTGATCCCGGGTGAACTGTGTTCCTTCATCGAATAGAATCACATCGAACTGGGAGGACTGGTAGTTGTGGACGTCTTGCGGCCTCTGCAGGTGGCAGAACTGGAGAATTGAACCGTTTGAAAAAGTCCATCTGTGCTTTGTTCCGTTCCACTTGCACCATGAAGCAAGAAATTCCCTGCTTCGGTCTATTGCGCCGCCAGCACCTTCCAGCTGCGTGAATTTTCGCCTGAAATAGCCGACTTTGCATCCCGGAAAGGTTACGCAGGCTATTATGCCGGCCATGAGAAGTGCGTCTGATTTTCCTAGCCACCCCCTGCTGCGCCACCGTAACCGATGATTTTTGCGACAGGGGGTCGGGGATCACCTCCGTCGAATGGATACGAAAGACCGCAGGCCCGGAGAAATGTCATCTGCCGGGGTTGTTTCTCCCATTCGAGCTGTATTGTCTGTATTGTTTTGATAGGTTGGGATTGCGTTCTAGCCATGTGTGCATCAGTCCTTTGTATCAGACCTTGGAAGTTGGGAGTCTGGGTGAATATTCTGTATTGTATGCATGTATACCTTTTATTATTTATTTATGTACTGTACTAGTACTAGTACAGTACATAGTACGTACACAGACAGACCGCCATATAAGAGATATAAGAGAGATATATATAATATATAGAAGTATGAAGTATGAAGGCTGCTATTCTGCCCTGTTTTGCTCATTCTGCTTTCTCATTTCCCGTGCTATCTGTATCACCGCTTCCTGCAACCTCTTTCGGCCTGACGAATTGTATCTGTATTGCTCCTCCGCCTTCGCCGCTGATCTGTGTTTTGTCTGTGAACATTGCAAGATGTCTGCCTAACAGCTCCAGGGCTTTCAGTTTGTCGTGTAATTTGACCTTATGACTTTTGCCTTTTCTGCTTTGATTCATATATACTTCACTTAGAACCGTTCCGTCTACCTTGCTGCTTTCTTTGATCGTCAACCCGTCCGGGCCGAATTCAACGAAATCGGTTAAATCGGAAAAGGCTATTTTGGCCAGCTCTCTAAGCACTCTTTCCTGTGTGATCTCTGTTTTCTTCTCTCTTTCTCGCATTTTTGCCTCTATCGCTTCCTTGATTTTAGGTTTGTTTAGGTTTTCATGTCCAATGATATAGGCAGTTTTTTTGCTGTATCCTGCCCTCAAGGCGGCCTGGGTAGCGTTCAGGTCAACAAGATATTCTTCCACGAATCTTTTCTGTTTTCGTGTCAGTTTTTTTACGCCCATCTTATCACCGCCTTCTATTCTCCTCTGTTTTCTCCATGTTCCCTGCTCTGTTCTCTACCCTATCCTTCTCTCCATTCTTTCATTACCACATCAAACAACCTTTAATCCCTTTTCTTCCCTCACTCGTCCAAAAAGAAAAAACAAAATCACAAAATACAAAAAAGAAAAACGACTGCGATCACACGCAGCCGCCAACCAGAAAGAAGGTCGAAAAACAAATATATATACAAAGGGGGGTCGTTGAAGGAGGTCTTTCTACACCTGTTTCATCGTTCTTCTATTCTATATTATACATGCTTTTCCTGTCCTTTTTTTGTCATTTTTTTGTCATATATAAAAACAATACGTTCCATTGCTGGAGTTGGCATACAAACCACCCCCTTTTTCTTTTCTACGATGTCTTGCTTTGTGATTTTCTTTCCTACCTCCAACCCCTCTTCCTCGCAACCGTATACACAATTGCCCTACGCCACCTCTGCAGCGTGCTTTCGCTCACATGAAACTCACCGGCCATATAATACTTCGGAGGAAATCCCTTGAAATATGTTTTTTCCATAACTTCCTTCAGTCTATCATCAACAGCCGCATATGTATCTTCTATAGCCTGAATCATAGCTTTCATTTCCTGCAATAGCCTGTTTTCCGCAAGCAGCGTTCCTTTTATTTCAGTCTCGCTTTCCTTGTATCTGCCTTTGTTCCCTGATCCCGCAGCTGTCGCTATCCCTTCTCCTTGTGTGCCGTGTATTATTTCGTCAACCTTCTCCCTCAAAAACTTTTTCGTGGCCCGATAATCGCATAATTCTGCTTCAATATGAGCAAATGTTGTCCGTTTCAGTTTCATAGCCCCAACCTCCCACATCAATAACTTTGAAACGAGAAATTTTTTTGCCCTGTTTATGCTTGCATTTTTTGCCCCAAAAAACTTTACATTTATCAAAATATTCGCAATTCATGCATTCATTTTCTCGTTCAATTTGATATTTTGCTTTTTTCCTTTTTCCTTTTGTTTTGTTTCTGCTGTTCTTCCCTAAAAAACTTTTTCCCCTACCCATATTTGGTCCCTCCTTTACTTCTTAAAACAAAATTAAAGTAAATTTTCTTTGGCAATTTTAAAAATAAATATTCCGAAAACAGCAAGTATGCTGTATATAAATGCTACCAAAATCCATCGAGGAATAGTTAATATCAATCCCCCGATTCTCGCGCTGGTTATAAATATTCCTGCAAATAATAGAATCCATGATTTTATATTTCTCATTCTTTTTCCTCCTTTCTAATCTTGTTTATATTTCGCAGTCTCTCAATTACTTTTTCAGATAAGTTTATATTTGTAAATTCATCTTCTGAAATAAAAACAGTATGGTAGGAAGGCATGTCCTGCATTGCAAACATATTAATGGCAAAATTTGCGGCATCTTTAAGTTCATATATATTTATTTTCCCGGTATGCAACCATAACCTCATAGTTTCGACTATAGTATGAAATATTGGGTCATTATAATACCGTTCTTTTTGTTTTTCAAAATTCATTCTTCTATCCTCCCTTCGTTCCTGTTTCCTGCTTTTATTTTTTTAATTACCTTTTTTTGTATTTTTTTCAATCCTTCATCGTTGTTTCCGTTCAACAGAATATGTCCGATTTTCGCAAGAACGAAAGCGTCTGCTTCATCATCAGTTTCAAATTCCACACCCCACCGTTTAAATATTTCCAGCATAATAAACTCTTTTTTTGCGTTGCCCTTCCCCGTAGCAAACTGTTTCAACTGTGTAGGAGCCACAATAACGATTTGCGGCACCGGATCAACTTCTTTCAAAAAAGCTCTTTTCAGTATTCCGACCAGCTCCGCTGTGGTAACTATTTTTTTTGACGCAAATCCGTATCCCTCTATCACAACTATGTCGCAATTAAACCGTTTATACAGTTGTAGAATTTTTTCTTCAATGTCTAACGCCCGAAATAATCCCTCTTTTTTACTTGTTATCGTCTGATTGAAAATCAAACTCCCGTCCTTTATTACTGCAACACCCGTTCCTGTTACTTTTGGGTCTATGCCCATCACAACTTTTGAATTGTCCGTTATTATAATGTTTCTGGTTTTCATTTTTTCTTTTTTCTCCTTTCATTTTTGCTACTTTCGCTTTCTTTCAATATCTTAACCTCGCCTGTAGCAATATCAACCTTCTGCACCGATTCTTTGTACTGGCCTATCTTAAACAATATATAATGTTTGTATATTTTAATTACTGTAGCTCTTTCTATTCTTCCGTTTTTACATCCCTGACTAAGTCGAGGAGCAAATTTTAATATAACTTTTTCACCCGGGACATATTTTTCGATTTCATTAAACTTTGTCTGAAGTATTATTTTATTTGTTGTTTTTTTATTTTCTGCATTTTTAAAGGATAGTGCTTTCATTTTCAAAACCGATCCTTTCATTTTATAATTTTTTATAAATCAAACGATTGTTGATAGATATTATGTTTGTTTTTTTGTTTTTGTTGTTCACAAAATACTTTCTTTTTTGTTTCAAATACTTTTTGCAATTTTTCTATTACCTCTTTATCGTTAATCATTTGTCCGATAGATGATATAGCAAAAAGACAGTTGATGGAATCTTTTAATTCAGCAGGTGCCCTTGTCATAGCATTTTTGAATTTTTCCCATTTATCGGTTTCTATGTTTCCCTGTGTTATTTTTATTTTGTGATTTTTTCTTTCAACGTTAGCCCCATTACGTCTCAATATTTTTAACAACTCAAGAGTTTGTTTATATTTTTTACCTTCCAGCCTATTTGCGTTATAAAAAACATGATCCCATAAATCTTCGTTTATTTTTACTACTTTTTTTTCTTCTTTTTTTTGTAATAATGGTTGCCGTGGTGATTGTTTGATATTAGATTTAATAAGTATATTCCTGTATCGGCTCAAAGCTTTCATCTCCTTTTTTAAGATTCGTTCACCCTTATCGTCTCAACAAAATTAACTTTTCCCGGATTAACTATTACCTGATTTCCGTCTGCCAGATAAAGCACCATCCACGTTTTAAACAAAATTCTTGTTACATTTTCAAAGTTTTTAGTTTTGTCGTTATCAAAATAAAATTTAATTGTTACAGGAGGGTCAAAAACTTCCATGCCTATACCTCTTTCTTTTTGGCTTTTTTATACAGTGCATCAAGTTTTGCACGCAAAGCATATATTTCATATACCGCCACCCTGATAAATTCAGGATCTTCAGCATAATTTAAATTCTGCTCTGCCTGTTTAAGCTGTTCCTGTGTTTTTGTTATTTGACGTTTCAATATATCATTTGCACTTGACGCATCAAACTTCATCTTCCTCACTCTCCTCATCCAAAAGGATCACACCCATAGCAGCATAATTAATAATATCAATCAAAGTGTCTCTGGTGCTTTCAAAATTAGGTTCTCTGCCTGAATCTACAATATTTTTTAATCTATACCATTTATCTCCCAGTCTGATTAAAACACCCTGCAATCCTGCCCATCGCCAATTTTCTTCGCCATAGTCTTGATTCTTTTTAACAAACAAGTTATGAGCTTCGTTCAATATACGAAACAATTTTTTGCTAGAACTTACCCGTACTGCCAAAGCCACCGCTTCCCCTTTCTGTTTCTGATAGTTCTACTGCTTCTTCTAATTCTGTTTTTAAAATTGGTAATATAACTAATTGAGCAATCCTCTCATAAGGCTGTATTTCTACCGGCTCAATCCCTAAATTAATCAAGGTAACCTTAATTTCTCCTCTGTAAGTTGCATCTATTGTCCCATACATCGCTACCAGCCCTTTCTTGGCCAGTCCGCTTCTCGGCCTTACATCCCCGACATATCCAGGGGGAATCTCAATTGCTATGCCTACCGATATGGTTTTTCTCATCATTGAATGAAACCGTATAGGCTCTGCTATTCGCGCTCTTAAATCCCATCCGGCGTCTTCTGAGTATTTTTTATAAGGCCGGCATTTTGGATCAAATATTTTGATTTTCATTGTCATCTCACTCCCTTATATTGATTTATATGATTTAGATATTTTAAAAAAAGGCAGTTCCTTACATTGAAATCCTGCTGCTCCTTTATGCCCTCCGCCTCCGTATTTTTTAGCAATTTCTGATACGTCAATTTCTGGTTTTTTGGTATACAGTGATATTGTCCATTGTTTGCCATCAAACACAAACGGCATCATAATATCATAGTCTTCTGTAACTGTATCGAATAATTGAGATGATACTGACCCAGCATTACAGGCTATCGCTTTGTATCCCTCAAACTCTGTCCAGAATGCCCATGATTTGATTAATTCAGCATAATAATTATCTCTGTACTGTATTGCTATTTTACCTTTTGATATTTCTTCTTCAGGATAATATGACCTATCCAGCCATTTCTCCCAGTTTTGAGATTCAGGTTTTGTATCATATAACCTTATTCCTGATTGCAAATATTTTATATCATCCCCGTATACGAAAGCCCATATGTCATAATCGCCTAACAATTTAACTACGGGCGGTGTTATGGTACCTGGATAGAAAAACGCCCATGTTAGTACACATCCTGCAATGCCGTCTCGCCTCATACCAGCCAAATTCAAGTTATCATATTTTTCAATAGCTGTCTTGTGATGGTCAATCCAAATAATGCTATCTGTTATCTTCATTAACCTTTCAAATTCGCCAAGTTTTTGTAACGAAAAATCAACAATAATAATAGTTTCGTTTGGGCGTATCTTGTCAAATGGAAATTCGTCCTTGTAGTTGATAGGGATAAATTCACATTCTTGCCCTGTTTCTTTTGTAAAATCCCTATCCCTTTTATAAAACTTGTAGACAATAGCCCCTGCGCATTTTCCGTCCATATCATTGTGATAAAAGCATTTCATTTTTTATCAAACCTCCAATTTATTTTTTATTATAAATACCCTTCCCCCAGGGGGTCATTGACATATTAAGTTAGATTATGGTTAGATTTTTGCAAATCATATCTAACCCTTGATAGTTCTGGGTTTGTGCCTGTGAATAAATCTGTGGTTCAATTGTGGATAATTTTTTGAACCATTTTCTAACCACTTTTTAACCACTTTCTATATATTGATATAATAGGCTTTGTTCCCCCCTACTGGGGGGTGCCGGTTCAAAAGTTAGTACGGATTTTATATATACATATATTTTTTTGTTTTTTAGAGAAGATTGTTTATAAATATGTTTAGATATAAACATGTTTGTTGTATATTTTTATGAAAGTTTTTAACCTATTTCTTTCTAACTTTTGAACCAAAGTTCTAGAATCTTTATATATCAAGGATTTCAGCGGTTAGTACTTGGTTCAAAATAGGTTCAAAAGTTCAAAATTTTAGTTAGTTAAAGTGAACGTTGGTGTTTGTTCCATGGTTTTTTCTAAAATTACATCAACAATTTCATTAAACGTATCAGGGGCTTTAGTTAAATCTATTACATAAGAATATCTTGTTGTTTTTCCAAATTTAACATTCTTTTTGCCGTTGTAGTAAGGTTCATCCTGAAGATATTTTGAAATTGATTGTTTATCAAAAGGCTGATTTCCTGTTTTTTTTCGATAATATACTGACCATGTATTGTAAATACCGTTAAACCAAATATACATGGTATTATTTACGTCATCAATTTTGATTTCGTTATCAGTAATTTCATTCTTAGCTACAAGATAAATTACATCTTCCCAGAACATATTTAACATATGTTCTTGTTCGCCGGTGATCTTAATATCCTGACATGTTTCAAACACCCACCTGATAAAATCTTCATCCTGAAGTATTGTAGACTCAAAAGCCGCTGCGCATATAGCCCAGTTTTCGGCAGTCCTGTCCGTTATATCTGCTTCAACTAAAACCTCTTTAAGTTCCTGAATGTTTTCCAAGATTCTGTCTTTATACTTGTCGTAATTTTTGATTAGATGGTAAGTAAAATTTGAAAACTGATAACAGTATTTATTGAACCAATCAAACCATGTCCGGTCCCTTTTATAAGCTGATATTTGAATCGGGATGCATCTTGTAAACAATCCATTATCCTTCGGTAATTCCTCGCCTGATATTGCAATGGCTGCATTTACCGCATATCCCCGGGCCTGAAATGCTGTGGCTGTTCCCTTGCCTGACAGCTGTCGGTTATATGCGCTTCTAAAAAACCCGTCTTTTTGTGTGATTTTCGTTTCATTTCTGTATTCGTCAAACCATACGCCAAGTGAGCTGAAATAACTGAGCGCCCTTGCTATAAAATTTTGAGAAGTCTCTGCAAGTCCGTAGCCTTCTGTTTCTACTCCGAAAAAAGACATCAGCCACCGCAAAAACGTTGACTTACCCGACATTCGCTTGCCATGTGGGAATAAAATAGGAAAGCATTTATAATGTTTGAAAATATCATCGCTGAATATCGTTGCTACAACCCAACCGAGGCCCATATATGCTTCGTATCCTCCAATCGTCTGCTTTAATTTCAGCGCCACATCAACTATGTTTATTTCCTGTTCGCACAAGGAAGGAATAGCATCTTCAATAGGTTCGCCCCTGGGATTAATCTGTAAAGACTGCGGCTTGTATCCTTTCCCGTCAATCCAAATAATACCGTCATTATCCGGCCTGTAAACCTTTCCGCCTTTTATGGCCATGTTTCCGAATAACCATAAATCGTCTTCAATCCTGCCTATCTTTTCAGGCATATAAATCAATTCTCCCGAATCTCTTAAAAACTCCGATTCCCATATATTGAGCAGGTCTTCTGTTCTGCCTTTAAAAAGATAATTCCCTTTACTGAAACAGAATTTCTTAAACTCATTTAATCCGGCCATGTCTGAAGGATGCAGGGGAAACACGTCCGATTTTTCGCCGTATTCATTGACAAATTCAACGTTTCTAACCACGCCATCGGGAGTGTAAAAACTAGATTTAATGTTAATGACAAAATTAGAAATAGTTTCTTCGTAATCGCCTTTTTGGCTGGTTCTGACGGCAACGTATTTATTAAATTCTCTCCTTATATTCGTTTTTGCGAAGTATTTGCTAACCTTGCGCCTTACGACTTTTAATGCTTCCCCTTCAAGACCTGCTAAAAACTCCGAATACGTTTTTGCTGATGCAATAACCCTTTCAATATCTTTTCTTGTCCTTCCCTGTGCTAGTGCCATATCAAAATCTATTTTTCCGTTTTCACGCCATGCTGAAGGGAGCATGCCTATATGGGTGATAAACCCTGCCCTGTTTAACTTCCATGCCATTATGTATGCCCAGAACAAGGTATCGTACCTATCCTCGGCTTTTTCCTTAAAATTCGGATAAGCAGGATTCCCTTTTTCTTCGTTATCATAAATGATTGTTATTTTCTTAATTTCAAACTCTTTTAATAGATTTACAAACCTATCAAAATGCTTTCCGCTAAAACTGCTTATCCCCGGAATGGCCATCGCAGGTATCCCCCATTGCCATAATGCGGCGGCCTTAAACTCTCCTTCCGTTAATACTATATGTTCGGGCTTGTCTTTCAGCATGAAACGGCAGTATGGCTGTGGAGGAATACCATGAAATCCTAACTTATGCGGCCTTAAATGATATACATTTCCGTTTTCATCTATATAAGGAATAATTATTCGCTTATCTAAAAGCTGGCTGTTCGGTGTAATAGTTCCGTTTGTTTCTACCACAATTCCTGATTCGATGAGTTCCTGCTCGGAATATTCTCTAATAAGTTGATTCGTTATTTTTGATATATACGGGCCCCCTGAAACAAACCTGAAAGTATTTATAGTATCATCGGAAAAACCTCGTTTTTTCTTTAAAGATTTCTTATCTTCTTCAGTTAATGTTGCAAGTTCTATGTATCTTTGATATACGGATTTTTTATTTTGTGGTTCTTGTATCTTTGATTCTTGTATCTTTGGTTCTTGCATCTTTGGTTCTTGCATTGTTGTTTCTTTTTTTTCTGTTTTTTCTGTCATTCACAACACCTCACGGGTGAAAATAAGCAAAATGATTATTCAAACAATACAATTTGATTAGGATTGCTTTTCGGTGGCTGGTATATCCACCAATTCATTACATCTTCGGCATCAGTCCATATTTCTTTTTTCCCGTGCTCTCTCCTATACCGTAACATCCTTTCAAAAGCTCTTATGTAGTTTGCTCTATATTTAGGCCAGCGTTTTAATTCCCATTCTCTTCGCTCTGGTTTGGCCATTGGACAGCCTATACAGCCTATACGTTCTATCCCTTCATCATATAAACTACAATATTTTAAATTTCGACTTTTAATATATTGCCAAACGTCAGCATCTTCCCAATCTATTATAGGGTTGAGAACAAACTTCCCCTTTAATTGACAATTTTCCATCATTCGGCGCATTTTATCATTATCATTGAAAAGTATTTTTTCTTTTGCTGTCCTTCCCATAAATTCAGCCAATCCTCTTGTTCTTTTTCTTTTTATGCTTTCTGCCCATCTTACTCCTGTTATACAAAACCTGCCTTCTCCACCGCGTTCTTTTAGATAACGACAGCAATATCTTTGCACCCTCGTAGGAGGTCCGCCATTCTCGATAATCAACTGCCACATTGTCTTTTTTGGTCTATCTATCTGTACGTCAGGATAATTTTCTCTGATAAAATATACCAGCTCTGGCGGGTCAACAGTAGTCAGGTTGTAATGGGCATCAAATTTTACGCCTGCTTCCTTAGCAAGATGATATATACATAAACTATCTTTGCCGCCGCTGAAGGCCAAATAATATCCTTCTGGCGGCTCGAATTCACGTATCCGCTCTATTGCTGTTTTGACCTTATCGATTTCACCGAACAAAGTAAGTTCTTTAAGCATTTTAATTACCCCTTTGAATTAAATCATTTTCAAAAACCGTGTATATTTCTAAACTTTTCTGGATATATATAAATTAGGTTAAATTTTTTAAAGTAGAATTGCAGCCATACAACTGCCCTGTCCCGATTTCTTCTTCGACCCTTTCCTTTAATGCTATGCCGTGGTTATATTTGCAGTTTTTTCTGCATCCTTCGCATCCTCGTAATTTGATAAAGGTTTGTTCTGATTTGTTCATATCCTTACTCCTTTCTGTATTGCTTTCAAATTCAATCCCTCAATCTTTCTCTTAACAAACTGTATCTATCTGCAATTTTGTCGTTACTTACAGCAATTTTTAATGCCTTTGGCTGATATACCAAATACAGCCTTTTCTTTGCCCTTGTAACCGCAGTATAAAGCAAATTCCTCTGTAGCATTATGAAATGAGACGTTGAGCATATAACTACAGCAAAAGGAAATTCTGACCCCTGGGCTTTATGCACCGTACTTGCATATGCCAGACTTATTTCATTCAGTTCATCTCTTTCGTATCTCACTATCTCGCCTTCTACGTCAATATCTATTCCTGTTTTGTCTACCCCTACTACAACCCCTATATCTCCGTTAAAAACCCCTTTCAAATAATTGTTTTTCTGAACCATTACCTTATCTCCAACTCTATATATCTCTTTTCCGTATTTAATCTCAGGTTTACCACCCGAAGGATTAACAATATTCCTCACCATTTCATTCAACGAATTAACTCCTAACAGGCTTTTCCGCATCGGCGTCAATACCTGAAAATCCATAATACCTGCCTTTTCTTTCTGCAACTGCCCTACAATGCTTTTCACGATTCGCAATCCATCTTCAGGATCGTCAAAAGCAATCGGTTTCAAATCATCAGTCTCAACCAGTTCAGGCACGATCCCCTCTACAATCTGATGAGCTATATTTGCTATAGTTGAACCTACCGCCTGCCGGTAGTTATATTTGAGCCTAATTGCAGGTATAACTCCCGACATGATGCAGTCTCTAAGCACCGACCCGGGGCCTACAGATGGGAGCTGTTCAACATCGCCGACCATAACGACCTGCATATCGTTTTCTACAGCATCAAACAGATACGCAGACAGCTCAATATCAGCCATAGAAAATTCATCTACTATAAGCAGTCCTGACGGCAAAGGATTACCTGCATTATATTCAAATCCGCCTTCGGGATGATAATGAAGCATCCTGTGAATGGTTTTGGCCTCCATATTCGTAGATTCAGACAACCTTTTAGCCGCTCTCCCTGTAGGAGAAGCAAGATATATTATTGGATATCTGTGTATAGATTTGTAGATGTCTACTATAGCATTTGTTATGGTGGTTTTCCCTGTGCCCGGGCCTCCAGTAATTATGGATACCGGAGAAGTTAAAGCTGTTTTAATGGCTTTTTTCTGCTGATCTGCATATTTGATTCCCAACCTGTCTTCGATTCGTTTTATTAACCCATCTATATCTTTAATCTCTCTTTGCTTTTGTTTTGCCAGCATCTTCAACCTTGTTGCCAGCTCACATTCATCCTTATATAATGAAGAATGATACACACAATTATTTTCTATCTTTACTTTTTCTTTTGCCGCTTGATTTTCGGCGGCTTTTTTTATGTCTTTTCCTGATACACCGCAGCCCCGGCCTAATAGCTCCTTTACTTTTTTAACCAGTATTTGCGGTGGCAAATACACATGTCCCTCATTAGCAGCTTCTTTTAAAGTAAATTCAACGGCCGCCTCTATTCTAAAAGGTGAATTAGGTTCAATGCCTGTGGCCTGCGCAATTCTATCGGCTGTTTTAAATCCTACTCCAAACATATCATCGGCCAGAATATAAGGATTTTCTTTAACTACCCTGATAGATTCATTACCGTATACCTTATATATTTTTGTTGCAAGTTTCGGAGTAATCCCCTGTTTGCATATCATAGATGTAAGTTCTGCTAATATTTTGTTTTCATGGAATTTAGAAATAATTTCTTCAGCCTGTTCAGGCTTAATAAAATCCAACTGTCTTAATTTATCAGGATCGTTTTTGATGATTTCTAACGTTGAATCCCCTAAAGCTTCAACGATTTTAGAAGCTTTAATGGGGCCTATCCCGTAAGCTATTGAAGAAAGATAATTTATAATCCCTATTCGTGTCTGCGGTAAAATTAATTCATATTCGGTAAAATGAAATTGCTGACCGTATTGAGGATGTTTCTTCCATACACCTGTAAATTTAAAAGTATCTCCTTCCCGGATATTCGACATATAACCTACTGCAATTGTATCGCCGTATAACTTTAATACACAGTAACCGTTTTTAGGATTGTGGAATATAACCGATTGGATTTCCTCCTGAATAGTCTCTATTTTGGGTTTTGCAATTGCTGATTCCTTCATGGTTCGGTTCGACCTCCTTTTTACTAATCACTATCAATCATATTTACAAAAGTTTTATATAGGGGCAAATATTTGCCCCTATATAATTACTTATTTCGTAAATCCGGCTTTCCGGCTACGATCAGAAATTCATTTAATTGTTCTTTCATATTATTTATTGCATGTTTAATTGCTTCATCAAGATATCTTTTTATTTTCGGGCACTGTATTTCAAAATGTGGTTTTTCATTTTCGGATTTAGGTTTGATTAATTTAAGCTCAATTTCGATTGTTTGTTTGTATTGACTCTCATTCAACAAATATAATTCAATTGATAATGTTTTGGGTAGTCTGGCAGACCCTTCGCCATCCTTTGCTTTAAACATAATTGTAATATTGTTATCGTCCTCATATTCATAGTCTCCTGTTATTTGAGTTGCTATTTTCAGTTTTTGGACGCTTGCTAATAGCGATTCATAATCTTTTAACTGCCCATCAGGCAAACATTTTAAAAAC